TTCGGCAACCTCAGGAGAGAGCTGGCGCTCTCTTAGGAAGTGGTTAGGTACATTGCGTACCCTCCCACAGCGGGGCAAAGCTAATCCATGCTTTGCGTTCCTCGAGATCTAAAAGATCTTCCGAGGACTTCAAGAAGTCCCAGTTTGGAACTACCCGCCGCTCGATACTATAGTGTCGACGTCTGCTCTTGACGCCTATCCCATAGAGTCCGTAGTTTTCGCCTTTCTTAATGAGTTGGAGTGCTCCTTGAAGGAAGCATAATTCCAACGCAGGAAGATTCGCCCTACCATCGTTGTTGTAAGCTGTAGAGTACCACCCATCCTTAGATAGGTAGTCCCTGACAACGAACTTGCGATAGTAGTTCTCAGGCTCATACCGGTAATACATGAAGGCCGACTGGTAGTCTCTGTGAGAGACATAGCCGACCTTCTTGTCCGGTAAAATAGTCTGACCCAACAACCTACTGGGAACGTGGTAACACGAATCCAGAGGTGCCGAGGGCGGTCCGATTAGGAACGCCTTCGCTGCTTTCAACGCCGAGATAAGAAATCTCTGCGTTGTAGGCAGTGGGATCAGGTGGCGAGCTGACCACTGATTGAGGCGGTTGGCGATGACTACCAAGTCTTGTGGCTTCTCCAGTCTACGTAGGTAAACTGGACGAATGTTTTTGCCTTTGAAGGCATCAACACCACATGACTCGCGAAACGGACCATCGCTGAAGGTCTTGCTGCTGTTCACCTCAAACCCAAGCAGGGTTAAAAGGCGAACCACGTCACGAAACACCACTCTGCTGACGATGATATCGTCACCGAAAACAGAGTATGGTGTGACCCTTGGGTCTAAATCGTGAAGCTTATAGGCAGCTCTACAGATCGCAGCAAAGAAGGCTGTCTGCAACGGGAAGGTAAAACCATTACCCATTGTAGATATCATCCATAACCTAACGCGGTCCTTACCAAGCATGGTAAAGGGCGTTCTGCATAATAGGAGGTGCATCAGTGGTACGCGGGGCATAACCTCGCGTAACATCTTAAGCGACATACTATCAGAGGCAGATGAAAGGTCGATGGTGGCCAAGTCGTTGTCAATAGATCCTTTAACAGCCAACCTACGGTTCTTCTCTTGTTGAGAAGAGATATCGATTCCGTGCACCTCATAGAGGCGCTCCGTAATCAATTCACCATAGGCAAGCTGAAGGGACATATTGCCATCCGGCTCAACCATAATGACTCGATCTGTCGTTTCGTTCTTCGGGACTGTTTCGAGCTTGGAAGTGGGGCATTTCACATACGAGCAGGTCTGCATTCGGATGAACTCCGAAGCAGCCCACAAGTCATGTGAACTGTGGAAGCTGTTTAGAACAGCCGCCACGTGCCGGTTTGTAACGTATCTAGCAGAATCGGCAATCTTGGTGTACAGATCGTTCCCTTTAAGGAGACGACTTGCACCAGGACCGAAACCAATAGGTAACGTACTCGTAGGGACGTCGAAGATTGAGTTAACTTCGTTTACCTTGCGGTAGAAGAAGTTGTGTAACTCTTTCTTAAACTGTCCCAGGAGGAGATCATCTTTCCAGGATGAGCTCACAAGCCTAAAGGACTTCGCTTTCTCGTTGACTTCGAGAAACTTCTGGATTGCGGTTGTCTTTGTAATCTTCGAGCGGCGGCCTTCAAACTTTTTCAGAAAACTCTGAGAAAGATGGATAGCGGCAGCAAGACGAGTATCAAGACTGAAGTGATTAAAATCACCACCGTAATCTGCGAGCGAGCCGAAAGTCGACTCCAAGTCCTTAACCACAGCGGAGTACAAAGAGCGATCACTGATACGCATAACTGTAGTCCCTCAGAGCAAAGTCTAATGACTTCAGCTCTGGTTTGTCCGATCGGATTGTCCATCAAACCAGTTAAGAATGATGGACGCGGTGTCCAGCAGATCGCTCGCGGATGACTGATTGCCCATAAGGCAAGTCAGATACGCGCGCGAATACGAGTAACCCCGTATATGCTGGAGAAGCCGTGTCACGTTGTCAAGACCACCGGTTTCCTTCATTCGAGAAGAAACCACGGAGTCTAGAAATAACGTGATACGGATCGCGTCTATGAGCGAGAGCGACTCGAGGGCCTCGATGGCCTTTGAGAAGCTTTCGTCCACAGACACCACCGGCTCATCCGCGGTCGTTTCCGTAAGGCTCATTACATGACCCCCGTTGCCAGGGTGTCATAGATGCCTTGCGCGTTCGACCACAGGATGCCGATCTGGAAGCTAATCAGCGTTTTGAGTTCAGCCGCTGCAAAAGCCTCCATACCCGCCGGAAGGTCCCAGTCGATATGCGAGATCGCAATACCGATGGTACCATTGGCGTTAAGGACAGCACCCTTACGAAACACCATCTTCCAGATGTTACGGTTATTAGCCGTAAGCTGGTTGGACCCGGTCTTGATCGGAGCAATGCTTTTAAGCATCGTCGGTCGGACCATGGTCACGGTGTAGGGAAGGGTGGGACTGTTGGGGCTTGCCCCCGTCTGAGTGCCCCCCAGCGCGGAGATGGCGTACTGACGTCCGTAAGGAGTCGGTGCGATATCAAGCGCGAGGGTCATCGTCGGAGAGGTAAAGCCAGAGATTGCGGCACCAGTGACTGGGGACGCAGGCGAAAATGCCATTGTGATTTCCTTTTCGGTTAACGAAAGAGTTTACGCGTGGCTTGCATATTCTGTGCAGCGAAAGCGCCGGCATTAAGCCATTTCCTCGAACCCCAACCAGGTACACGAAAGTGTATGGAGGGGATGAGGGACGGATTTCGTGTGCGCACAATACGCTTACCTGTGATCCTGTACTGACCCCCGTGACCTGAGCTTTCCCTAGGAGAAATTTGAGGCGTTGGCAACAGCGACGCTGTGAGCGTCGCGGTTGTTACTTCCGTCTTATAACTCCACGCAATATTACCGTTCAGAGAGATGGAATCAAGAAAATCACCGATATTTGCAAAATAATCGGCTAGCCAGCTATAGGGAGTCAATTCCCAAATAGATGGCACGAAATTCCTGAAACCAATCTGATCGATAATACCAGCAGTAGGGGCTTCATGAAAGGCGGCGTAACGACATTTAAAGTCGTACGCGAATTGCCAGACAATGAAGGACTCAGTCATCGGCGCTCCAGGGTAGCAGTAGAAGTTATTACTTCGACCTACTATCCTTTCGCGGGCTTTGGCACCGGCAACGACGACGCTAGAAGACTTATGAGGCACGGAACCGTTAAGAACCCCCGTAAGGGTCTCAAGGTCGTGAATCAAGGGCTTCCAGCCGAACTCGTTACCGAGATACAACGAGCCAAGCGCTCCGAGAGCATCCGATATCCTGTCGAAGACAGGCTTAGGAAGGGGTTTACCCCTCCAGGATGGATCCCGAAAGTTCTTGGGAAGCCTAGGAGGCTTCCAAGCTCGTATAATCTTGCCAAAGTTGTGGAGGAGATCGCGCTTTACATTGCGAATCATCCTCAGGGTCTTCTCAAGCTCACCGATCATCGGAAGTGTTTCCACATCCGTCTCACGGTCCCGGAGCTTTTTGATTAACCTCTCAAGACAGGATGTTGAGAGGGCCGTTGGGAAGGTAGGGAATTGGTGGAGGGGCAGGTTGCCCTGCACTCCAGACCAACCCCACATATTACCTTCACAGACAGCGGTCGGTTTGCCGGCCAAGTCTCCACGGATTAGGGAAATTTTCCCCTCGGTTGTTTCAGGATAGTCCCACTTTTCGGCATGCCGATTGGTGGTAAGATCCTCAGACCCGAGCTGCTCTCGACTAAAGGGACGATTATACTCCCCAGAGTCGAAACGAATGCCCTCATGGTACGTACCACCTACATAGCCAACACCAATATTATCTTCAGACACTCCTTGGAAGGAGTACTGCTGATAATATGGTATGGCGATGTCGGGATACGCAACATAGTAAGGCACACGCATAGCAGAAACCTATGAAGTTATGGAAGACACGAGAAGTGCCCCCTGGGAGGGGGC